TTAAAAGAGACGCTGGACAGTTTTGGCCGCTCGGTCCCGTACATCTTGAGTGTAGTCCAGATAGGTAGCAGATACTGTTTGAATCGTATCACCTAGAACACCAGCAACCAAATTTACATCACCTGTTTCAGATAGCAGCAGCGTAGCAAAGGTATGGCGCAAACTATGGAAAGTACGACCTGGAAAATGCTTTCTAATGTATTCACCAGCCAGGGTAGCAATGTAGAGAGAGGAGAGCCCGCCAAAAACTCTACCGTCAAGCGGCAGAGGCCGAAAGTCATGCCATACTTTTAACTCGTGGAGCAGACTTGCTGAGACAGGGAGCGTTCGATAGCTGTTTCTAGTCTTACAGGGCTTAAACCCTTGCACCCCATGAGCTACGGAACCCCATTGCTTATTAATGGTAATGGTCTGCTTGTTGAAGTCGATGTTGTCCCAAGTAATCCCCAGAGCTTCGCCACATCGCATTCCTGTAGTAGCTGCTATCAGAATTAGCAGGTATACGTCCGCACGATAGTCTTTGACTCCTTCAATCAGCTGGTGCAGTTCTTTACGGCTCAGTGCTCGGAGAGGCTTTTTTTCTTTAAACCGGATCCTAGATACAGGCCGGGCCGGATTTGATGGGATGATTTTATAAATCTTCATAGCATGTTCCAGAATGGTTTTGAGAGCAGCCAGGGAAAGATTCTTAGTGGCTGTAGATAAGTCAATCTGTTGGAAAGCGTTGACAATAGCCGCTGTGGATAGTTTTACCAAGGGGATATCCAGTATAGAAGTAAAATTCTCTAAACCTGCCTTGTAAGTCCAGAGCGTGCTGAAAGTTAGCTCCTGGCTTTTATCCCTTTCGTAGATCGCCCAGAATTTTCTAAGAGTGATTCCCCTTAGAGTCGGATCTAGATCAAAGCCTACTTCTTTTCTGGCTAGCCTTAGTAATTCATCCTGGTGCTTTTTAGCCTCTCTTTGTGTCTTAAAGCCCTGCTTGGTTTTCTGTTTCCACCTGTTTCCAATTTTGTAGGACAGGACTAGGCAGATACTACCGTTTCTTTCACGGTAACTGAAACTATATTCCATAAGAATAGCCTCCTTCTAGCAAACAGTAAACTATATACAAAAAAAGAAAAATATTTTCAGAGCCTGTCTGATTTGTTATAATAAAAGCAAATGGGCCAATACAGAGAAAGGGGATGGCACTAGTGAGTGAAATCAAAAAAGCCAGAATCGCTTACTCTGGGAAAGCTTTGGATGATGGAACCATGCCTGTACGGGACCTAGCCCCGGCTCTGTTAGCTTTTTCGGAATTGGTTGAAAATGCTTATAAGGCCATAGGTGGAGAAAGACAAATCAAGGTCTTACTGAACCAGGACAGTTTGAATAAGGGCTCATTTGATATCACTTTTCTATTGAACCTTGACTTTGCAGAGCAGCTGAAAATGTTTGTCTCTGGGGCTCAAGCTAATGGGCTGAGTGATTTAATGACTGTTTTGGGATGGGGGCCAACCCTCACGGCTGTTGGCGGGGGAATCTTTGCCCTAGTGAAGAAGATTGGCGCACGGAAAATCAAGAAGATTGATTCTAAAGAGAACCGCGTGGAAATGATGTTGGATGATGGGGAAACCATTCTGACGACCCCCAATACGTTGAAGGTCTTTATGAACGTAGATTGCAGGCTGAGTATAGAGAAAATTGTTGATCCGCTAAAACAATCGGGAATTGACTCATTTTCTTTACGAGATCCAAATAGGCCAGACGCCAAAGCCCCATTAGTTGACATTAATAAGATGGAAGTAGATATTTTTAAAGCCCCACCAGCAGAAGAAGAAGCTGATATGGACCAGAAAACTTCAGAAATGGAAATGCTGGCGCGGATTATTACAGTCAATTTTGAACTAGGGAAATGGCGTCTTTCCGATGGAAATAATACTTTTTGGGCATCTATTGAAGACGACGACTTTTTAAAACAAGTGGAACGGCGGGATTTAGCTTTCCGAAAGGGTGACACTTTACGGATCAAGTATTATATCCACCAGACAATCCGAAATGGTAAACTGGCTACTGAATATGTTGTTACCCATGTGATTGAGTTGAGAGAGGCACCACGGCAAATTAAGCTTAACTTTTGATTTTCTTCATTATTTTTCTGATGGATAAAAAAGAATTTCCGTGATATACTTGCTTTGTAAGTTTCCTTTGGACAGGTAGACTTACAATCTTTCTCCCCCTGCCAGTTACCGCAGTGCTGGCAGGGTCCTTTGTTTTAAAAATCTTGCCCAGGTTGAACTGAAGTCTGTAAACTCGTCTAGTTTTCTGTTTGCAGTCCAGTTCCTATAGCAGTAAAAGAAATTGTATGATAAAATAAAAACGTAATCTCTCTTTCCGGCCTGAGATTACGTTTTCCCTGTTGGTAGCCGCGTATCCTACCAACAGGGATTTTTGCGTCCTATTCCTTCTTTTCACCATGGAATTCTACACCTAGCATATCTTTATAAATATCTCCAACCAGACAAATCTTCAGGGGCCTCTTCAATGCCCTTTAACTTGTCCCAACCATTATGGCCAGTGGTGTGCATGTAAACATCGATGGCTGCTTCTTCAGGAGATATATAAGCGCTGTACATACCTCTATCTATCTCTAGCCAAAAGTTGCCTCTAAATGGAAAAATCCTAAAAACACCTACACTAGATTTAAAGTAATAAGCATGCATTGGAATATCCTCCTCTTTAGATTGAGACTAGCAGTATGTTAGTAACTCGATTCTAACTTTTTCTTGTTACAAGGTTTGGGGAAAGTGGACCGTAGGCCATCAATATGCTCATAGAGATCTTCTTTTATAGGGGCCCACATAGGATCAAGAATAAAATCAATGCCTTCACGGCGAGCAAATTTGGCAGCTGGGACAAAATCGCTATCCCCTGAAATAAGAACAATTTGGGTAACCTGTTTTTTTTAAAGCTAAAGAAGTAATATCAATTCCAATACGCATATCTACTCCTTTTTGCTTGACATCCATGGAAAAATCTTCTTCCTTCAAGTCGTGCCATTTTAATCGACCAGAACACAACTTCTTGATTTTATCATAGTTTATTCTCCAAGTGACATTTATGTCATCAATCCTGCCAAGACGTAAAGCCATTTTTCTTTTTTTTCGCAGCTCATCATGAAATTGAAGCCTCCAAATACTCCTTTCAGATTTAGCCATATCAATCTGTTGTTGATGGTATGGATGGAATACCTTGTTTTGAAGTGGAGGGCAATCATAAAAGAAAATACGATATAATTTATTCCGTTCGCCCTTTCGGTCTCTAGCAAGGTGTTTTTCGGAATACGAGCAGAGTTTGCTAGCCAGTTCATCTGGTGTTAATTTTCCGAAGATATGTAAGGCTCTTTTAATGAAAAAAGCACCATCAACTAAAATCGCTACATTTTCCATTACTAATCATCCTTTCCTGGTAAAACAAAAATCCTTGGGGTCGGCCGACTCTGGATAAATAGAGTGGCTTACTGCCAAGGATTAGACAACCATATGCAACATCAAATTCGATGTACTTTAATAGTAAAGCATCCTGGCAACTTTGTCAATACTTTTTCTTTGTATTATTTTTCCTTCAGCAGTTTCTTTTGCTCTTTTTCGATCTGCTTAATACTCTTATCTGGAGTAGGAAGATCTTCCAGCATAGCTGCCTAAGGTAACCATTTTGTGGACTTATCTGTTTTATCATAGTCAGAGGAAAGAGCAAAGAGGTCACGCAGCTTTTGATAGAACCTTTTTCACTGGCTCGAATATCCTGGTTTGTCGGAATTTGCAATTTGCATAAAACGCAAATTGCTTTCCTGTTCTAGCTCATTTTCATCGAAAATGGCAGCAAGATGGCGAGAAATGGTAGATATGTTTTTTTGAAAAAGCTCGGCGATTTGAGCTTGGGTAAGCCACACTGTTCCGTCTTTTGCATACAAGCGGACGTTAGATTGCCCATCTTCTGTATTGTAAATAATGATGTTGTCCATGGCTTAATTACGTTTCCTTTCACCAACAGGTCTTGGACGATGAATTATGGCCGGCAAATCCCACAAGGAGTGTATCCTGCATCAATAGCTTCTTCACGGGTGTCAAAGTGAACACGATGATCTGCACGGATTCTTTGCTCTGCTCTGCATCCTTCGTAGTGGAACTTGTGGCTGGCAGAGTTGCCTACATAGGCAAGAGCAGTAGAACAAAGAGTAACCAACAATGCGGTAAGTAAAGCAATCTTTCTCATAGTAAACGCCTCCATTTATTTTTTATCCCCAGAATTTCTTCTCTGGAGAGAGTAAACTTTATTGAACTTCAGGAACATCTATGATCGGGAATCATCAGCAATCCTTCTTTTCCCATGCAGTGTTAAGGCATTGTCACGAGTAATATTGTAGTCAGGGCTGGTCAAGTCGCACTGCCGGCAGTAAAAGTTAGACGGTGCATGAAGGATGCCAGAAAGGGTATCGAAAAGCAGATCATTGGTGAAAATGGCATTTTCATGGGCCCGAAGTTGTTGGCTTACTTGTGGATAAGCCTGCTGATAAGAAGGAGAAAGATAAATCCACAGCGGAATCCGGACCATGTCGTATTGGAAGGGAGAAGCTGTATGGGTCAGTTCCATATCTTCTCCATGATCGGATACATAAATCATGGCCTGGAGAGGCAGGCTTTTGGCTTCTTCAAAAATGTCCTTCAGTACAAAATCGGTGTAATGGAGAGAACGACGATACCAAAGAGCCTTTTCCCGTTTATCCACGTCGGCCCAATGCTGCTTTTCTACATAGGCCTGGGGAACTCGGTGGTCATAGCGGAAATGGCTGCCCATAAGGTGCAAGACGATAAAATTCTTTTTCCCCGCAGGAATCCGGGAAAGCGGTTCCAGAATATCTTCATCCGGCTCCTGCAACCATTCCTGGTGGTCAGCCTGCTGGGCAATGACGGTAATTCCCGCATCAGAAACACTACTCTGCTCCTGAGTGGAAATCCAATAGGTTTCATAGCCGGCTTTTTTTGCCAGGGTCATAATATCCACTGAATATTTCAGGGGCTTCCGATTGTATTGATTTGCACTGGTAAGGGCCTGAGTTATAGCCATAACGGTGTTGGGAAAATTGGAATAGGCATGGGGATAAAAGAAAAAACATTGATCCTGCCGGTGGGATTTTTCCCAAGGGGTAGTATTTTCGGGTGTATCAGCAAAAGCAGACATATCATCCCGACAGGCACTTTCTCCCAGTACTAGAACAATGGAACCAGAAAGCTGGGAGGCTGGGGTCTCCAATTTCAGGGTACGGGCATTCTGGGGCAGATTCTGGCGTAGCTCTTTAAAAGCCTGGAGGGGGCCATTCTCCCGGTACAGATGGAAGACCCTGTCAGATGGAAAAATGGAAGTCAGATAGTTGCCGAAAAAATATAGGAGTACCAGGGGAAGAATGGCCCATTTTTTCCCTTTCAGTTCTGGACAGGCAGAACGGTGGCAGCTGGCTTCAATCCAGCGGTAAAGCAACAAAAATTCGGCTGTAAGACCCAAAAGAACACCTGCCAACAGAGACAGACTGAAAATCGAGCTGAGGTAATTGTAGGCTTCCCGGGGAGTGGTGGCCAGAATGGACAGCAGAGCAATTTCATCCAGGGGTTTCCCGTAATGGAAAAAATAAAAACAATAGGCCAGGCTGGACAGTTCTAGCAGAAACAGCAAAAGGGTATAAAGGGAGCAAAGAGGCTTGCGGGCTTTTTTACTGTGGGATGCCAATTCCAGAAAAACAACAGTGGAGGCAAACAAAACGGAAGGAAAAATAAAGTAATTACCAATATCATTTTGGAAAAAAACTGGAAGCTGAGAAAAAACTAGACCATAGGGAAGTAGCCAGAGGAGGGCGATGAAACCAGCTATCCTTTCTCTGCGTTGCTGTTCTCTACTATCTGGAAACAAGAAATGGACAAGAATCAGAGACCCATATAGAAATACACCGCTGCGGATGAGACGGAGCAGGGTGATTCGGTGCATAGGATATAAAGGAGACTGAAAGCAAGACATACAAATAGCAAAACTAAAAAGAAGTATCAGCAAAAACGTTTTTGTAGCATACAACAGCTTTTGCTTATAAATTGGCGAAAAGTGCGTAAAATCACCTTCTTAGAGTTATCTTATCCTATTTTACTTAACTCTACCCAAAATATTATAACAGCTTTTATTTTTTGTGCCTTTCAACTTCCACCTGCGTTACGGTAAGTTCACGATTCAAATCATTATGCTTTTCATGTTCTTCTTCATGTTCAAAAGACTTTTTGTTCATCTCGTAACTGAGACGGGAGTTGAGGTAACAAGTAGGCTCGCCATTTTCATCTTCGCGGACAAAGCTCCGGATATCATATGGCAATGGCAGAAGGACAGTTCTCATTGGTTTGCTCATTTTAATCAACGCCTTCTTTAGATTTCTGGTAATCGATAAACTTCATAACCTCCTTGATGGATTCCGGATTTAAATGCTTTGTGGCATCGAAAAGTACTTTATATTGGGGGTTGTCATGGATTTCTTGGGCCAAGCGGGCAGTATCAGGATTTAGATAATATCCACCAGACGGTTTCTTATTACCGATTAGTTCATCTACGGTTATATCAAAAATTTTAGATAATTTTATCAAGGTATTTGGGTCAGGGGTAGAACGGTCTGTTTCCCATCTTGCAATAGCTTGTTGAGAAAATCCAACCTTCTGAGCAAGCTCAGCCTGAGTCATTTTATGTAATGAACGCAATCTTTTCAATTCATTACTAAGCATTAAAATTCAGCCTCCTTTCTTTTACACCACCAAAATACCACAAAACGTAGTAAAAATAAAACAATTATATCGAAACCTAACTATTGAATATAACTACTTAATGTAGTATACTACAATTGATAGTTAAAGAGAAGGGAGGCATAAAATGGAAAATCTTCTTGTACAGCTCCGTGGAGAAAGGACCCAAACAGAGATGGCTGAAAAATATGGCGTCAGCCAACAGTCTTGGAGCTGCTGGGAAAATGGGGCTCGAAAACCTCCGCTCAATATTATGCTTAGGCTAGAAAAAGATAGCGGGATTCCAATGGAGAAAATCTTTTATAAAGAGTTCAACAACTATAAGTAGTAAAAAAGAAAAAATCATGGAAGTGAAAATTAATGGAATGCCAAAAGAAATAGCCGATTTTCTAAAAGAAATAGAAAACCGGCCAATGTACTCAAAGCCTACGGCTCATACCCATAGCGTACCAAGCATTAGCTCTGATATCCATTGTCATAGCATACCAAGCATTAGCTCTGATACCCATTGTCATATCGTGCTGACGCCTAACTCAGATGAAGATGAATGGAGAAATGGAATGAAGAAGCGGAAACAAAAAAAAGGTCTTCTGCTGGGAGCAAAAGACCCTAAGGGTTATTCAGTCAGGATTTCGATTAAAGTTTCCGATGGTAACGCCAACAATCTGATCGGTGAAGATTGCAAGGACTTCATAATTCAGAGTTTGTTGAGGGCACGCAAACGGGACAACCTGAGCATTTTTTAGAAGCAATGTTTTGGAATTGCTAATGACGAGAGCATCTGGGGATAAAGTTTCATAAATTTTAATGGGGCCAAACTAAGGGGGAATTAACTTATGAATGAACTTGACCGACTGAAAACAGAAAACACCGATCTCAAGCGGCAGCTTGAAGAACAGCGATTGAAAGAAGCGGATACAGGCCAGATGACTAAGCAAGAAATAGTAGCACGTTTAAACAAAATGACTGCCGACTTCAATCAGCAACTTGAAGAATGGCAAAAACAAGGCAAGTTATGCAATGAAAAAAGAATCTATTTTAAGTTAATGGGATTCTTGTTAAAGTGCTGCTGGTGCCTGGTTGAGAGCATCTAAAAGGCCGCTTAGTCTTTAAAATACGTAAGCAAGAATTCGACAATGTCGATTATTGTTCTGATAGCAGCCATCTTTTCTGTGCGTGTCCATTCACTAAACGTTGGAAAGAAAGAATTAAACTGGCGCTCCTCTTTTTCAGCAAACTCGGGAACATCTTCAACGGGAACCTGCTCTTCAAAAACCGGCTGTGCTTGGAGTGCTAACTCAAGCAAACGGTCACGATCCTCTTGCTTAAACTGAGAAAGAAGTTCAAACGTGGGCGGCAAAAGGTCTTTGAGAGTAACGGCGTCAATAGTTTGTTTAAGTGTTCGCTTAGGTTCACTCATCAATTTAAGAGGACGACGAATCGAATCGGAAAACTGCTGCAGTGGTTTTGAATATTCATTGAGCCACTGAACACTAATTGAGTCAAACGGTTTCATAGGTATCGCATCTCCCTTCTGATCACATTATATCAGAAGGAAAACAAAAGGAGAAAATCATGAGCATCGAAAAGAAAGAAAATATCAGTGCTATTTCGGACAAAGAGGAAAAGCCAGAAATTGTGGTTAATATTGAGACAACCATTGAGCCCGCAGAAAAGGCAGTCAGCTACGTAACGACCATTATAAACAAAATGAAAGAAGAGTATAGCACGGACCACACTCTTCTTTTCAAGGTTGATTTTTACGACTAATGAGTCTCAAGATGTTTTATAAGGATCTTCCTCGCAATCTCTTGTACTACCTCAAGCGAAGCCGCACCCCCAACGGGCTTGAGCGATGCCTTGGTTTTCCTCCATACAAATCCATTCCGAATGGTATCAAGGTACTCACAGCCTGAGTTAGACAGACATTTGATTTGATACTGTGGGAACACATTATCATAGCGTCTTATATCAACGGCGTCTATCAATCCAGCCTGATACATCATATGGACATTGTAATAGAGACTATCCTTATTGCTGCATAAGTTTTTGAAATCGGCAGCAGTAAGGGAAGTGCTATCAGAGGCTTCTATTTGTAACATGATTCTACGGATTAAATCTAAATCGCGTTTTATTTTGAGCACATCCTTTCTCCTGGCATTATATCAGACGAAAGGATAATTATGAAGGGAGAGTTCAATGGCAATTTCAGTTACACTGCAAACAAAAACAAAAGGATTAAAACCCTATAAGAAAAAAGTAAAGAAGTTATTCAAACATTTAAGAAAAGCAAAATCATTGTCGGATGAAATTGCTTTCTTAAATGTTGAAGTGAAGTCAAAGGTTAAAAGGTTGTCTTCACATTAATGATAGCCCCGCAATAAGGGCACTTACATCGTGGCGGTTTTATCTTGATTGTTTTTTCACAATTCGGGCAAGGCGCATCTTGCCCATGCTTTTTTAAATCAGCTTTAACTGCTTGAGAGAGCTCTGCTCTGATTTTACGCATAAAACCATCTGAGTCAAAGTCAAACTTCATAAAAGACACCTTCTTTCTGCTTCTTAAATTATAGCAGAAAGCGCAGGTGAAAAAAGAGAAAGGAGCCAATTATGAAAGACAAGTTGGTACTGACAGCCACGGAAACGGCTGAAGTCTTGAATATCGGTCTTTCAAGCGTTTACTACCTGAGAGATCACAACATCCTTCCGCAGCTACATGATCTGCCAGGAGTGAGATTCAGAGCAAAAGATGTGTATGCCCTTGCAGGAGAAGGGAGCAATGCTCAGGAATACACGCCTTTCCGTTTCAAAGAGCTGGAAGCTGAGCTAAAGAACAAAGACGCAAGGATCCAGAAGCTTGAAACCATTCTGAAAGGAACAACGTCAAGAATGTTGGAAGCTTTGAAAGAAGGCGGTTTGTAACGGACGCAGAAATGATTGAGAATATCCGGGCTAACGTCAGGTACTACCGGATCGTGAAAGGGTTGTCCGGACGCCGGCTCAGTGCAGCTATTGGACTCAGCCCCACATGGATCTGCTGCTTTGAGTCAGGAATTATTCGGGAGTCAACTCCTGAAAATTTGCGGTTGTTGGCCAAGGCTCTTGGCAAGAAGCTCAGTGATTTGATCAAACCGCCCAAAGCTGTGATTCAGAAGATCAGTCCGGAAGAAACGGAGCAGGGATTGCAGAATCTGGAACGGATCCGTAAACAAAAAGGACTGTCGGTTCGGCAGTTTGAACAGAACCTGGGGCTGTGTGAGGGGCACCTGGCTAAGGCTCTAAAAGGTTATAGAAGATTTACCATTGAAACTTGGTGGAAGATTGCAGAAACACTGGACATGGATCTGAAAACGCTGATTAGGAGGGAAGCATAATGGTTTACAAAGTGGACGATGAATTCTTTAATCAGGTAGATGCGCTGCTGGATAGTATTGCTGACATGTGCCAGGCTACCGATACCCTGGAAAACGCAGGCGTAGCAATTATCAATATCCAGAAATGGACAGATATGAGAGACAAAGCTGCCAAGGTATTGGACAGCATGAATGATGGGTTCGATTCCGCGGAAGGAGAGAAAGAAAATGAAGAGGGATTACAGGATTGCTGAATTGCTGCTGGCTCCGGTGTTTTGGATTTACATTCTGGCCGGCATTGTGATTGACGATATTCGGGAATGGCCTCCCAGGTTCCAGGGTTTCATGGCTGGTATATCAGCAACGGTGATGGGGCTGGTTATTCTAGTAGGGCTGATGACCGTATGATTTTCCCAATAAAAAAATGACCATCAGTGGAGATCTGATGGCCACCATAAGGTAATTGGAGCACGCACTTCATAATTATTATAACATGGGAGGCTAGAAATGAAAAGGGAAATTAATGTAATGGATTACGAAAAAGATTTCTTGGAAGAAACAGCTCCGACTTATGTGAATAAGGAGGTGTGGAAACCCAAAACCGCCAAAGAAGCAGACTGGTGCTTAGGAAAAATCCGGGAGAAAGAAGCAGAAATTGAGGATGTACTGCGGTTTGTAGAAGCCAAGAAGAAAAGCTTAGACGAATACCTGGAAAAACGAACTCGTCCATTGATGGATGCCCAGGAACATCTTTCTGCGCTGCTACAAATGTATGCAGAGACTCAACTGGAGGGAAAGAAAAAACGCAGCATCTCTCTTCCTAACGGAAAATTTGGATTCCGAAAGTCACCGGCCAAGTTTCAGAGAGATGAAGCGACCTTATTAGAGTATGCAGAGAAAGAACTGCCTGATTGTGTAAAAATCAAGAAATCCGTAGACTGGGCAAACTTGAAGAAAGGCTGCACTGTTGACGGCGATCATTTGATTAGCCAGGACGGAGAAATCATTCCTGGTGTTACGGTTGAGCAGCAACCGGACAAATTCTACATGGAGGTGGGCTAAGATGACAGAAGAAAAACAACAGGTAGGAGCGACTGTTCAGGAGCCTCAGGCAGAAACCGAAAAGCCACAGGTGGAAGCGACAAAACCGATGGACTTTTTCGTGAAGCTGACCTGTATCCAAAATGAGCTCAGTGTCCCGAAGAACCAGTACAACAACTACGGTAAATATAATTACCGCAGCGTAGAGGATATCCAGGCAGCACTGAAACCTCTTTTGAAGAAATACAAAGTTGCCATGAGGATAACTGATGAAGTTATTCGTATTAAAGAGCGATTTTATCTTCGAGCGACCGCCTGCCTTCGTGACTGTGAAAGTGATGCATGGGCAGAGAATATCGGATATGCCAGGGAAGAAGACGAAAGAAAGGGAATGGATTCTTCTCAGATCACTGGCGCTTGCAGCAGTTATGCCCGAAAATATGCGCTGGGAGGGTTGTTCCTCCTGGACGATATTCAGGATGCAGATGCTAGAGACAACCAGGAAGCAGAACGCAGCCGGGTTCAAAGAGCAGTCAATCAGGCCATCTCACAATCTCAAATTGATCAGTTGAAACGATTGTTTGATGAAACCCAGCAGGGCAGCATGCTGAACCTGGAAACTAGAATTACCAATATGCTGAGATGGACAGGAGCACCGAGCATTCCGCAGCTGAACCAGCAGCAATGGCAAGCCTGTATGCATCAGCTGCAGCTGAAAAAGGAGAAGATGTACAGCAATGGGCAGCAGAGTCTCAATTATAACCAATGATCTGGACCGCTGCATCTTCTGTGGAAGGCCCAGAGAGGCCATCCATCATGTGTATTACGGAACTGCAAACAGACGGGTCAGTGAGGCAAATGGCTTCATTGTCCCGCTTTGCAGGGATCATCATACCGGCAATGGCGGAGTGCATTTCAACAAATGCCTGGATCTGTTCCTAAAAAGGAAATGCCAGGAAGAGTTTGAGAAGACACACACCCGGGAAGAATTTTTGAAACTGATTGGGAGAAACTACTTATGAAGCTGGTAAATGTAGAACAGGCTGTAGCGGATCCTCTCAGCCGGAAGATGAAACTGGTGGTCAATGTAGAGCCAGAAGATAAACAGGCTGTTATTGACTTGGTAAAAAAGATTAACGAGGGGAAAAAGAAATACACCCTTTCCATGGATCCAGTCAAACGGCAACGCAGCCTTTCGGCAAATGCTTATGCCTGGGTTCTAATGCAAAAGATTGCAGAAGTACTTCGGACAAGTAAAGAGGAGGTGTACCGGCAGGAAATCCAAAAAGTAGGAAGTTTCAACATCGTGCGTGTTATGAGCTACGCTGTCGAAAGGTTTGTAGAACGGTGGCATGCAAATGGGCTGGGTTGGGTAGCTGAGCCCATGGGCACGGATGGAGAAACAACGGATATAGTTGCTTACTACGGGTCAAGCACCTATGACCGGTTTGAAATGGGCCGGCTCATAGATGATCTGGTAGAAGAAGCAAAAGGACTGGGAATCGAAACAATGACTCCCACAGAGTTAGAAGGGTTGAAAGAATCCTGGAAGTAAGGAGGTGAGCGTTTTGGAGATTAAATATCTGGATGAAATCAATTCTTTCCACGATTGGCTGATTACGAATCCTGTCCCAACCACCGCACGTGTCCTTTGGTTTGCATTGATGCATTATTGCAACCGCACCGGCTGGCGGACGGAATTCAATCTGGCCATATCAGCGTTAGAATTGGACACAGGTCTGAGCAAGCAGGCCATCATTCGGGCAAGAAACGCTCTCCAACAAGCAGGAAGAATAAAGGTCACCGTACGCAAAGGAAATCAGGCCGCATTATACCATATTATCCCATTTGCGTTCCTTAAAGAGACGCAAATTGATACGCAAAGTGATACTTGCGTGATACACAAGGAAGACGCAAAGTGTCGCTTGGATGATACGCAAAGTGATACCATACCTAGACTAGATAAAGACAAGACTAAGACTAGAAAAGAAAAAGAGAAAAAAGAAAACACGCCCCTTGATTTGATTCGCCTCTTCGCTGGTGACAATGCAGAACTTAAAGCATCCTTGATCGGTTGGATGGAAATGCGCACCAGAATCCGGAAGCCTCTGACTACCCGCGCTACTGAACTGGCGCTCAAAAGGCTCAATACCCTGGCGCAGGGAGACCAGGACCTGATGGCAGCCATTGCGGACCAGAGCACCATGAATTCCTGGCAAGGCTTTTTCCCGCTCAAAGGGGAGAGTGTATCCCGACTCGGAGGAATCGAGGGGGCGCTGAACCAGGCCAGAAAGGCAACGGAGGATCTGGGAGAACGGAACTATGCGGATTGGATCGCAGAAGTGGAGGATGCCGATGGATGAAGCACTTGCGCTGATCAAATGCGCTTACCCGAAATTCACCGATGAGCAGGCACGGGTGTACGGGATCTGCCTGAAAGAGATCCCTGACGAAGTGCTGAAAAAGGCTGTGGTGAATGTGATCAAGCAGTCGAGATTCCTGCCGACGATTGCCGAAATCATCGAAGAATCAAAGCTGGTGTGGCAGTATGCTCGGGGAATTGAGCTGCCCAACGCAGAACAGGGCTGGGCAGAAGTCTACAAAGCCATCGGAGCCGTTGGCCCTTACCGGAAGCCCGTGTTCAAAGACCCGATGGTCCAAAAAACGGTGGAATGCATGGGCTGGCAGAGCATCTGCAACATGCTGGAAAGTGATGTGCCGCGGGTACGGGATACATTTCTGCGGATGTACCAGAACAACACAGAGCGCAAAGAAACGACCCGGAGAATGAGAACTACCTTGGCAGATGGAAAAGTACAGGCTCTTGTGTCCAGGACTGCACAACACCTTTTGACCCAAAAGGTGCAAGAGAAAGAACGGAGGAAAATCGAATGATCAAGATTTTGAGTGTGAAGAACGATCCCAAAGATTTGAGCACGTATGTGATCAAGTACCAGGAAACGAAAGGGGTGTTCATGAATGTGGTTACACTGTCCTGTGATGAACCGGGGCTGCCGGAATTTGACGCAGCATTCAAAACTCTAAGAAAAGATTTCTGCATCTTAGCAGCCATGCAGCCGGCAGAGACGGTTAAAGGAGCTGATCCGATGGAACGGGTCTATGTAAGCAGCATTTCAGCCCATGAAGGGAAAGACAAAACGACCTTTTCACTGACAGGCAAGGTGTACGATCCGTATATCGGGGACTACCTGACGATTTCGCTGCCTTCTGTGGACCAGGATTGTTTGGGCAAGACAATTCCGCTTGATATCCAGGAGCTTTTCACCCAGGCTGAGAAATACGTACAGGGAGAACGGGCACAGCAGAACTTGTTTGACCAGGAAGAAGAACAAGACCTGAGGGTGGTTAGTTGATGAGCGAAAAAAAGTATGTGGCTTGTATGGCATTAGCTGTTATCTGTGGGATGATCCTGGTGGCCGCAGCCACTCTTTTGGGACAGCTAATAGCGGCAATGATCTTCTAGGGGGGATAGAGATGCTGTCAAAACAGGAATTGCTGGAACTGGAAAGACTTGATGGATCCAGGCTGAAAGAGATTGCCGAGGAAACGGAGAACGGCAAGCCCACGGAACGGGCGCAGGCAGCAAAACAGATCATAATCGGGAGATGGCCTGCAGAGCATGGGAAGTGCTGCTCTCCGGATATGGACCTGGATTACTACGAGAGAAGAGGAAGCAGCTGCTTCCAGAAAAAGTTTAGGTAAGGAGGCCGAGAAAATGAACCGAGTTGTATTGTTAGGGCGCCTTGTGAAGGATCCGGAAGTTAGAGTTACGACTACCGGAAAGACGGTATGCGCTTTTACTCTGGCAGTAGATAGGCCGGTAGGAAGGGATGGAAAGAGAGAAGCGGATTTCATCAACATCGTAGCCTGGAATAAAACCGCAGAAATAGCCGGCAACAATTTGAACAAAGGGCAGAGAGCTCTAATCGAAGGACGGCTGCAGATTCGGAGTTATAACGATAGAGAAGGCAAAAGACAGTATGTGGCGGAAGTTATTGCCGAACGAGTGGAATTCATCGAGCGAAAAGAAAAAGCGCCTCAGATCCAAAGCCAGCCACCTCAGCGAGGCTTTGAAAGCATGGGACAGGATGTTACGGGAGAACCTGGATTCGAATTTGACGAAGAAATCCCATTCTAGGAGATGGCAGTATGGTCAACGGAAAGAAGAAAGGCAAGAACGGTGAGCTGGAAGTGGTCCGACTCTGCCGGGCCCAGGGCTATGAAGCAAGGCGCTCTGCCCAGTACTGTGGAAACAATGAAGATGGCACTGCCGATGTGGTGGGGCTGCCTGGCATTCACATCGAAGTCAAACGGGTGGAGCGCCTGAACCTAGACGATGCTCTGGCCCAGGCTTCAAGAGATGCGAAAAAGACTACCGGAAGCATTCCGACCGTGTTCCACCGGAAAAACGGGACCGGCTGGAAGGTGACCATGGGTGCCGACGATTGGTTCCGGCTCTACCGGGAATGGGAAGCGGGAGGAAAGCCATGAATGCTGCAGATACTAAAAAGCAGGAAACCAGAATCAAGAAGCGCTGCACCGGATGCCGATGGGCAAGCCCAAAGGAGTTCCAGCGCTATGAAAGGCTTTGGCCGTTTGTAACCTGTGGTGCCAGCAACGGACAAAAATGCCTTAAACTGACAGTTTGCCCTTATGGATAAAAGACTATCAGCCTGCGGTTGAGCGGGTAAGACATGCGGCTGAGAACTTGACACTGAAGGAGGAGAATGGAAAATGACGGAACAGGTAAAAATCAAACTGATGCCCGGCGGACGTATGCCGAAAAAGAAGACTGCGGGGGCTGCAGCCTGGGATTGCTATGCCAGGGTTGATTACCTTCGCTGGATGTTCCCAGGGGAAAAAGGGATAAAGGTTCCCCTGGGGTTTGCCATTGAGCTGCCAGAAGGATACCACGCAGAAATACTACTCCGTAGCTCTATGGGAATCAAAACGGGCTTGCGGGTTTCCAACAGTACTGGACTAATTGACTCTGACTATAGGGGAGAGGTCAACATCATCCTAGACAATGTGCGCAATGTCATGGAAGGAAGAACTGGCGTGGAGGGGATAGGTGACGGCGATCGGATCGCCCAGATGCTCATTGTGAAGGATCCGGACGTGGAACTGGTTCAGGCAGAAAAGCTCAGCGAAACCGAACGGGGCACAGGCGGATTCGGTAGCACAGGGCTGAATGATGTTGCGGAAGATTGAGAAGGCTAGTAAGAAATCACACATGAATAATGACATGGTATTTCAATCCACGCATCCATGTGGGAGACGACTAAACTAGCGCATGAAAGGGAGGTGAATGCCAATGCACTACGATTCTTGTGAAAAAGTTTTATTGGGATGGCTGAGCAATTATATCAACTGGTCCATCTATGTTCAGAACCAGGAAGCAGTTATGCAGGATCTACAGGCCGAGATTGCATTGGAAGCTGCTCCCAAGACTACCCACTATAGCTTTGAACCTGGTGGAGGCGGATGGAATAAGCCAAGCCCAGAGGAAGCTGCTTTAGATCGGAAGGAAGCAAAGCAACACCAGCTGAATTTAATGAAAGTCAAACATAAGAAGCTTTCTACCAGGATCGATAACATCAATCGTTCCTTGGCTGCTTTAAGCGGGACTGATGAAAAGATTGTAAGGCAGCGGGGCATTTACCAAAAGAAGTGGGATGCGATTGCCGCAGATGTGCATTGTGATGAGAGCATATGCCGTAAGAGATACCATAGAGCGATCTCCCAAATGACCTGTATGATCTTTGGACCTAGCGTGGGGCCATCTCAAATCAATCTATTTTCGGGGAAAGAAAAGTGATACCCGGTTTTCACACCTTTTTCACCCGTTTTTAACCCGGAATTCACCCGTTTTTTAAAATAGAATTGTAGTATAATAATATCGTGGTAAGTGGAGAGCAAACCACAACAGTCTCCTTTTGTGAAGGCGCTCTGAATGAACAGGGCGTCTTTTTTATAATTAAGGAAGTCCATAACAAGCGAAATGTGATACAATACAAAGAATATATTTTCATTGGCTTGTTATGTGAAGGGACTAAAAATTATGGGGAGATATGAAGATCGTGGCAAATTTAAAACTTGCAAAGAGTGTGGTAAAAGTTTTTATTTATCCTGCGGAGGCCCGTGGGCATGGCAAATTCACTATAAAGGCCACAGATATACCTTTTGTTCTTATAACTGCAAAAGGAAGTTTGAAAAACGGATCCTAGAGGAACTGAAGGAGTAAAGAAGTCTTGGAGCATTATATTTTGGTAATTCTTATGCTCACACCTGGCTTTATCGCAAAAGAAACAGCTAGAATGGTGGGCAACATAAAGAAAAAATCATCTGCCTTGGAGCAGGGAATCAATTATTTTGTATATAGCTTTTTTACGTTGGCGCTTATTGGAAGCCTTTTTCTTCTTATGGAATACATACAGGTTTCCGTAATGATGCAATTGGGAATACTCATATTGAGTATTCCTATTGTTGGTGTTTTAGTAGGAATCATTTGGCAGCTATTTTTAAAACACCAGTTTATTAAAATGTGCCGATGGCTCTCTATAAGATTTACCGGGTACGAATACTTTCAAGAAGACAGTTTACTGAACACCAATATGATGGATGGTGAACATCATTTAATTGAGGTGATTAAAGACGGTGAACGGGTAGCAGCAGGGGATTTTTTAGGAGCGTCGTTTGGGACAGATGAGGTGGAAGAAATGAAAGTAAACAGCCACCCTGTTTATGCAGAGTGGCTAGATGATAAACGATATGCGTCATGGTTCCAGCATAAATGTGTATTCCTAGATTTCACACATAATATTAGAGTGATTGAGTATACATATCCAGAGGGCTTCTTTGACGCAAAGTTTGATCCGAATAAGATCACTTCTTAGAGAAATCTTTTTGAGGCTTTGGGGGAGCTGGCGGATTCTTTAGTGTAGGGCTACATGGCTTTTGGAAGCCATCTCTTTTTTCGAATCTGTTATTAACATGTTTAGGGGTTTGAGTAATCATTTATTTATCACCTCCTTTGGATGACAGTATATATAAAAACTAAACAAAAAGAAAGAGCAGCATCTATCCTTGAATAAGGGTAGGTGCTTATTTATTTGGAGGGAGAAAGATGCATCTAATAAGTTGTGCAAGGTGTGGGCGAATACACCCCTATGGGCAGTGCCCTATACCCGTTACTAAAAACTATAGGGACAGGGCTAAAAGCAAGAACAGGGTACAGAAGTTTAGATCAACGGCAAGATGGCAGCATAAGCGAGAGCAGATCTTAGAGAGAGACAGACACTTATGCAGGATGTGTTTAGACGAAGGGTATATCAATGGAAAGGATTTACAAGTACATCACATCATACCTATAAGGAAGAACGAGGACTTGATACTGGAAGACGACAATCTGATAACACTTTGTCCAATGCACCATCAGCTAGTAGAAGGGGGAAAAAAGTATATAAGTTATCTATACCGGTTAGCAAAGACACCCCCGGGGATTTAAGGGAAAATAGGGGGTGGGGGTATCCAGACCGGACTGCTCCCCTCAAAAAACGGATTATTTTCAAAAAGGAGGTCCCGGCAATGCCAGGAAGACCTGCGTGCTCGGTAAAAGCGACAAGACACGCTATGACAAAAGAAGAAAAAGCAATACGAACTAGCATTGAAGATGCAGGGAAAGGCCTGGAGCTGCCAGCTACACCGCCTAAGGACATGAGCACAGCGGAAAAGAGGATTTATCGGTGGCTTTACAGGAATCTGCAAGAGAATAGGTTCCTTGGCCAGCTGGATATTGAGACTATGAAAGAAGCCTGCTTCATCATTGCTGGCCTGCATACCATCAACGTGGAGATACGAAACGATCCCACCAAATTGACGGATCGGGATATTTGCGCTGCCAGGAAAAACTATTTTGAGCAATACCTGAAAATCTGCCATGAACTGTGCTTATCTCCTGCAGCCAGGGCAAAGATGGGAACCTTGGCCGTGTCTGCCCATAAACAGGAAAAGGATCCGCTGCTTAAGATCCTGGGAGGCAAGACGTGATGAAGAACCCTGCATATCAATATGCGCAAGACGTAGTGAAGGGCAATATTAATGCTCCGAAGTACGTCAAGCTGCAATGCAAAGAATTTTTGATGATCGCGGACGATAAATTAAAGAAATATTGCCTGAACAAAGAACGGCTGGAAACCATTGAGAAGCTTCTGAGCTTAATGGTGATGCCCAAAGGGCTTCAAGCAGGACGAACTATCAAGGACAGCTTGGCCGGCTTCCAGTGGCTGCTGATCGTAGCGGTCTTGTGCACCGTCTATAGAGACAAGCCAGAAAAAAGGAGATACGAAAGAGCAGTATTCGAGATTTGCAGGAAAAACGGGAAGACCTTTCTGATCGGCGTGATTTTCTTGCTGCTGTTCTTCTTGGAACCCAAACTGAGCAAGTTTTATTCTGTGGCTCCGGATGGATCTTTGAGCCGAGAAGTCAAAAGTGCAATCCACGACATCATCATCTCTTCCCCAGCCCTGGCCGGGAAATACAACGGGAAAGACAAGTTCAAGATGTTGCGGGACCAGATTACCTGCAACCTGACAGAGAACGACTATTTCCCGCTCAATTATTCTACTAGCCGGCTGGATGGGAAATTGCCCAATGTGTTTCTGGTGGATGAAGCCGGCGCACTGCCGAACCCCTATGCAATTGAGGCTATGGCTTCCGGGCAGCTGACCATTCTAAACAAGCTTGGGTTCATCATTTCTACGAAGTACCCAACGATACAGAACCCTTTTGAAGATGAATGCGATTATGCCAAAAGAGTCCTAGACGGCACGGTAGAAGATGATTCGGAGTTCTCCCTCTTGTATGAGCCTGACAACAAGAAAGATTGGGCTTCAGACGATGGAATCCTGGAGCAATCCAACCCTTTGGCTCTTGAAGTACCTGAAATCATGGATGACTTGAAGAAAAAGAGACAGCAGGCCATTGAAGTACAAAGCAAAAGGGAAAACTTCATTACCAAACACTGCAATATTATTTATCAGGGAATGGGGACAGAATCCTATATTTCCGTTGCAGATCTACAGGCTTGCCGGGCATCTGAGCCGATTGACTGGACCGGCAGAGAGGTGTTCCTGGGCGTTGACCTGTCTATGAGCAATGATAACTGCTCTGTGGCAATGTGTTCCTACGATGAAGACCTGGGAAAAGTACTTTTTAAAACCATGGCCTTTATCCCTGAAGGACGAATCGAAGAGAAGAACCGCCTGGAGAAAATCAACTACTACGACTATTGCAAAGCTGGCTGGTGTATCGCTTGTGGTGATCGTACTATTGATTATTCGGTGATTGAAGATTATGTCCTTACCCTGGAAGAAAAAATGGGGGTTAAAATCAACAGTTTGGGCTATGATCGGTACAATGCAATTTCTTCTGCCCAGAAATGGGAGAGCGAAGGCCTTGTGACTGTCGAAATCAAGCAGCATTCCAGTGTTCTGCATCCGCCAACTAAATGGCTGAGCGAGCTGGTAGAAGATGGAAAGGTGTTATATGAACCTGACAAACTTGTCGAGCTGAACTTTGATAATGCACGCTGTACCTATGATACTAATCTCAACAGATACGTAAACAAGAAAAAATCTAACGGTAAAGTGGATGAAGTCGTTGCTCTTATTAATGCGATGTACCTACTTCAGCAGAATGTGTTGCTGAAAGGGACATTGGATTGGGTAGCTCAATATTAAGGAGGTGATAAAGTGTTTAGGTGGTTGAAAAAGAAAATTGAAAAAAGAGACCAGAGCGCAGAAACCTTGGATTTGCTGCTTCGATCCGGAAATACCACTCCGGGATACATAACTAAACGAAAAGCCCTAAATATCCCGGCAGTAGCAGCTGGCATTAACTTTATTGCCTCTACGATTACTACCATTCCTATCCGGCTCTATCACCGGGTTGATAAGGATACTGTTGAAGAGGTGGCAACGGACGAAAGACTGAAGATCCTCAATGATGAACCTGAAAATCAAATGGATGCGACTCAGTTTTTAAAGGCGTTGGTCACTGATGTGATCCTTTTTGGAAATGGATATGCTGTAGTGGAACGAGCCGGCAATACGGTACAGGCTCTTTATTATGTAGATCCTCAATATGTGAATATCGTTGTTGGAGTTGATCATGTAAAGAAGGATGCCTGGATTACCATTGACGCCAGGGCAATAGATCCCTATAAGGTCATGAGAGTTACTCTTGACAGTGTCGACGGCGTGACTGGGAGAGGGATCCTAAAGAGGAACCCTATTCTTTTCCAAGCAATGTACAATGCTTTGGAATATGAGAACAACAGCATCAGCACGGGGACTAAAAGAGGATTTTTATCTTCTAAAGTCAAGCTGGCAAAGGATGCACTAGAAGCAGTGAAGGCTGCATGGAAAAAACTTACTTCTAATGGATCCAGTAATGACATGGTTATCCTGAATGAAGGGATTTCCTTTGAACCCATTAATAGTACCGCAACCGAGAATCAGCTAAATGAAAACAAGAAAACCAATGCTGATCTTGTATATGGCATGATGGGCCTGAGCAGCGAGCTGTTTAGCAACCCAACCAATGAAACTTACAACAATGCCATTAAAACAGGGGTTTTGCCAATACTAAGGACATTAGAAAGCGCTTTTAACAAGGCTCTGCTTCTTGAAATAGAAAAAGGAAGCTATTTCTTTAAATTTGATACTTCCAATGTGCTCAGATCTACTCTACTTGAGCGGTATCAAGGCTATGAATTAGCTCTTAAAAATGGTTGGTTGCAGGTGGATGAAGTTCGTAAGATGGAGAACCTTCCGCCTTTAGGATTAGATTTTGTGAAATTAGGATTGGCCGATGTTCTATACTATCCTAAAACTCATGAAACCTATACCCCAAATACCAATGCTACTGCCAGCTTGACTGGTGATGGCCATTCTGGAGGGAAAGGAGGAGATGAAAACAATGAAAATCGAGATCCGAGCGAATGACACAGCCCTTATTTCCGGATATGTGAATGTGGTTGAAAGAGAAAGTAGAACGATGAGGGATATTTCCGGTCCCTTCATTGAGACGGTAAAAGCAGGGGTTTTCAAGAAATCTTTAGAAAGGCACCCGGTTGAACTGCGATTTGATCACAGATTGCCTCTTGGAAGTACTAAAGATGGGGCCCTGGAGCTTAGAGAAGACAATATTGGCCTCTATGCGAAGGCTGTAGTAAGTGATCCTAAAGTCGTCCAAAAAGCCAGGGAAGACAAACTTTCCGGGTGGAGCTTTGGCTTTAGGAGCCTGAAAGACAGCTGGGTGCCCCAGGAAAATGGTATCAGAAAGCGTAACTTGGAAGATATTGACTTGGTTGAAGTCAGTATTTTGGATGTAACCCCTGCTTATCCGGCTACTTCTATTGAAACCAGAGATGGGAAAGAAGATTTGCTGGAATTCCGTAATGTCCAGGAAGAAATTGAATTAGACATTGAGAAAAGAGCAGAAAACCAAGAGAAAACTGAACCCCAAAGTGAAAAAGTTGATATGAATCAACTTAAACGTGAGTTCGAATTTGTAAATTTAGGAGGAAAACGATGAATATTAAAGCTTTGATTGAAAAAAGAAATGCGATTGTTGCTGATATGTCTAAGCTGTTTGACACGGCTGATACTGAAAAGCGGTCCTTCAATGAAGATGAAACGAAAAAATTTGATGAAATGAAGAAGGAAATTGCTGATATTGATGCCATGATCAACCGGTACAATGAAGCAAGAGCTCTTGAAAATGGGGCTCCGAAACAGGAAAAGAAAGAAGTTGACCAGGAAGCCCTGGAAATGAGAGCCTTTTCTAACTTTATCCGTACTAATAGCACTCATTATGTGGAAGAACGGGCCGATGTTAACTTTACTACTGGTGATAACGGCACTCTGATCCCTACCAGCATTGCTAACAAGATCATTGATACGGTTAAAAATGTATCTCCGATCTTTTCCATGGCCACGAAATATAATGTCAAAGGCAATCTGACTTTCCCGATTTACGATGAATCCACCCAGAAAATTACGGTTGCTTATGCTACTGAATTTAAGGCACTGGATGCATCTGCTGGTAAGTTCAAAGGGATTACTCTGGGCGGTTTCCTGGCTGGTTCTCTGATCAAGATTTCCCGCTCTTTGATCAACAACACTGAATTCGACGTAGCTGCCTATGTGATTAATGAAATGGCACTGCGAATTGCTGAATTTCTGGAACATGAACTGCTGGTCGGCACCGGCAATAATGCTATGACCGGCGTACTGAGTGCGGCAAACACCAATGTTTATACGACTCAGGCAGCCACCGCGATTTCTGCGGATGATCTGATTGCAGTCCAGGTAAAACTGCCCCAGGCTCTGCGGAAAAATACTGCCTGGATCATGAATACTTCTACTATGCTGGCCATTCGGCAGCTGAAAGACGGGGAAGGCCGCTATATACTGCAGCCTGATTTGACTAGAGGATTTGGATATGTCCTGCTGGGGGTTCCTGTATATGAATCTGACACGGTAGACGGTATTGCAGCTGGTAAAGCGGTAATTGCTTATGGCGATTTCAGCGGCCTCTATGTAAACCTGCGTCCTGGCATTGAAACCCAGGTGCTGCAGGAAAAATATGCTGATGAACATGCTACCGGTTTTGTGGCCTGGTTTGAAGCAGACTCCAAGATTGTTGAAACTCAGAAACTGGTCGCTGTAAAGATGAAGGCTGCATAATCATGAGCACCTTTAAAGTTTTAAAAAGCTTTGGCGGAGTAATTTCCGCAACATGTGGTGAAAAAATTGAAATCGACGAACCTGGGGCGATCAAGGATCTGACCGAAGCCGGGTTCATAAAGGAGGTGAAGGGAAAAGCTTCACCTAAACTTGCGGAAAATGTAAAGGAAGGATGATATGAAGGTTAGCGAAATCACTCTTGATATATTAAAACAGTATTTAAGAGTGGCAGGGACGGCAGATGATATTCTGCTTAAAGCGATTCTTGCTGGAGCCATTCAGTTTTCAGTGAATTATACTGGACTTTCTGAAACGGATCTGGATGATAAACCTGATATGCCACTTGCTATTCTTGCCCTTTGTTCCGATATGTATGAAGTTCGCCAGGCTACTGTTACCGGATTACAAATTAATCCAACCGTTGCTCAAATCCTTGGATCTTATTGCCAGAATTTTTTATAAGAGGTAATTTCCTATGGTTATGAGAAGAATTAATAACCGATTGGCAACCCAGCTTAATAAGAAAGTAGAAATCTGGCATACGGTAGCAAGCACAGCGAGAAACGAGTTGGGCCAAAAACCGGTTGAAGATCAGTTGCTTGATACAGTTTATGCAGGGATTATTCCTCAAACGGGATCCCTGCTGACTGGGCGAACCGCTGATACAGATCTTTCCAGAACTACCCATAAGGTAATCATGAGATACCGGGATGATTTGACTCCGGATATGTGGATCATGGCTGAAGGCGTGCGTTATGATATCCTTTATATTATGGATCCATATTTGAATCATGAAAGACTGGAAATCTTTTGCGAGGTGAGAATATGACGGTTATTTTTGATATTCATGAACTAACCGGGTTTAACAACAAGGTCCTAAAAGAAGTAATAGAGGATTTCCCTAAAGAATCTTTCAGCTTTGTCAGAAAGGCAGCTGCTGTCTTTAGACGTCAGGCTATGGCCGAGTATAAGGCAAAGACTGGGAAGAAAACAGGGAATCTGCGGCGGGGCTTAATACGTGGCAGGGCGTATAAGTGGCAGGAAAATCAATACCAGTGCCGGGTGAAAAATTCTGCACCCCATGCATGGTTGCTCGAACATGGTCATGAAACTATGGCTAAAAAGATAAATATTGAACGAGCAGAAAAAAGGGGGAAAACTATCAAGGAAAAAGTTGCTGGCCGGCATCCTATGGGTATTGCTGCCAGCCATTTTGCCCCGGATTTTCAAAAAATGGCCGAAGAGTTCGTGGATGATCTGCTAAAGAAGGGGTTTTACTAATGCTTTCAGTTATTAATATCATCAAAGTCTTGACTGAAACAATTGAAGAAAATTTTCCGGATTATCCGGTAAACGACAGGGACGTGGAAGAGAATTTTCCACGTCCTAGTTCTTTTATCGACGTTGAAACTGTCACTGGTGACAATGTAACTCCTGAGTATGTAAGAGAAACGAGCCAATTGGTACTTTATTTCTTTGCTACAGATAATTACCGGGGGTTCCTTGACTTGCTCAAAATTAAGGACAAGCTGCTTGAAATCCTGAATTTGCCTCTTGAGATCAAGGATGACAGCGGCAATGTATTGGCGCATGTGACTTTTGATGAAGTTAATGTGAATATAGAGAAAGCAGATAAAGCACTTACCTGTGGAATGACGAGTGTGCTGATCCAACAGCGCAATGAAGATGATGATATTCCGATGATGGAAGATCTTGATGTAAATTTACGCGAGGAGGAATAACTTATGAGTATTGGACTGCCGACGTTTGAAATTGATTTTATCCAAAAGGCAGTTACGGCAATTACCCGATCTGAAAGAGGAATTGCCTGCATTGTCGTATATGATGATACTGTAACAGATCCTGGATACGCAACCTATAAATATGCTGCGGATGTTCCTAAGACTGGTTTTACCGAGGCAAATTATAATGCTATCCAGAAATGCTGGCTTGTATCCGTGAATAAAGTAATTGTAGTTCACGTTCCGACTGCTGCAGAGTTTGCTACTGTCCAGGCTATTCTGGAAAAACTGAGCTATAACTACGTCTGCGTTGTTAACAGTGAAGCTCAGGCCGCATTAGTTTCCTATATTATCAGCAAAAACAATCAGTCTAAAGGGAAAAAGTATGTTGCCGTTGTGGCGAATGTTACCACGGCTGACAGCAAATATGTAATCAATCTTAAAGGTGACTGGGTGCATGAAGTTGGCGCAGGAGAAAACACCCCGATGGTTAACTATTTGCCTCGGATGACCTCTATCTTGGCTAATCTCCCGCTGAACAGATCTATCACCTATTATGAACTGGAAGACCTGGATAAAGTGGATGATAGCTATATCACCATTGAAAAGGATGCTGATTCTTGGGTTGATAAAGGATGGCTGCTGCTGTTGAATGACGAAGATGGTGTGCTGGTAGGCCGTGGCGTTAATACTTTGACCACCTTTACTAGTACGGATACTGAAGATATGCGGAAAATCATTATCATGGAAGCTCTGAACTTGATTATTGAAGATATCTACAAGGTATTCAAGGCAAATTATGTGGGCAAGTACAAGAACTACCTGGACAACCAGTATCTGTTTATTTCTGCCATTAATACTTATTTCCGTAATCTGGGAACTGAAGAAGTTCTGGATCCCGAATTCAACAACTTGGCTCAGATTGATGTTGAATCGCAGAGAAATGCATGGTTAGGAATTGGGAAAACGGCAGCTGCTGACTGGGATGAAGATACTGTCAAAAAGATGACTTTTAAATCTTATGTCTTCTTAGCGGGAGATATTAAGGCCTTGGATGCAGTTGAAGATCTTAAGTTCGCTATTACCTTGGAATAGGAGGTGGAATAAATGGCAAAGATTGTAAATAAGATTATTCGTGGCAGTTTTGGCCGGCTGTGGGTGAATGGCAGTAAAATGGCCAATGTTAAAAGCTTTGAGCTAAAGGCAACGTTGAAATACGAAGCGGTAGAAATCAACGGCGAACTGTGTGAGCAGAACCGTTATGTCGGGTATTCTCTGGCAGGGACCATGACACTGCATCAGATTGACGACTCTGTTGCCGCCTTGGTCAATGATGGCATCAAGAGCGGGACGATGCCTAATATTAAACTGGTGTCTTCTCAAGCAGATCCTGATTCCAACGGCAGCACCAGAATTGAAATCTATCACGTGACCTTTGACAGCCTGCAGCTGATTAAATTCGAGAACGGCAAAGTTGGGGAACAGGAAGTACCCTTTAAGGCCGGCGGGTATCAGTATCTGGACATGATTGTATGAACGGGAGGAAAAATAAATGAGAAAAGCAACGTTGGAAGATCTGTTGACAAGAGCTGAACAGGCTAAAAAGGACCGGATGCGGACGGTGAATGTAGACGTAAAAAAATTGGGGCTGTCTCTTACAATTGTGAAACAGCCCTTGAATGCTGTTTCTAAAATTATGGATATGGCCAAGCAGGCTGATACCATTGAGGGAGCAGTTGATGTGTATAAAGAACTGATTTATACTTGCTGCCCGTTACTCCATGACAAGAAGTTGCAGGAAGCCTATGACTGTCATGAACCTTACGATGTTGTAAGCGCAGTACTGGATGACAACATTTATGAAATTCAAGCACTGGGCATGAAAATTCTTGGCTTGTATGGCCTGGATGAGATTGTACAGTCTGTAAAAAACTGATTCGCTCAGATGCACAGCTCTATATGATGCATTATTACCTTGAAAAAGGTTATAGTTTGAAAGAGCTGGAGAATCTGAGCTGGATAGAAATAATGTTTATGATTGCGAGCATGGATTTGACACAGGAGGAGGTGGAAGAAGCACATGGCCAGCATTAACGTCCTTATGAGTTTACAGGACTATGTTACGACTCCTATGAAAGGCATAGGGAAAGAAACGACAGAAGTCACAAAAAAGATGAAGAAGGCACAGAATGCCTTGAAGAGTGTTGGGAACAGCGCCAATAAAGCCTTTCTTTCCGGTGTCAAATCTGCTGCTCAATTCGCTTTGGGCCTTACTGGAATTACTACGGCCCTCTCTCTTGTTGGCATTAAAGAATTTGCTGACAAGACCATGGAGCTAGCTGACAAACAGGAACTTGCCGAAACCCAGCTGGAAGCAGTATTGAAAAATGTGACCAGCATCCAGGATCGCGGAGGGAATGCAGTAAAGGATGCTACCGATTCTTTGAAGTCCTATGCTTCTGAACTCCAGAATACTGGTATTATCGGGGATGAAGTAACCCTGGCCGGTATGGCGCAGCTGGCAACATTCCAGATGAACGATGACCAGATCAAAGAAGTTTCTGGGAGTATGTTGGACCTTTTGGCTAAAACCAAGGGCTACAATGCGACGCAGGAAGATGCCGTAAATATTGCAAATATGATCGGTAAAGCCTATACCGGAAATGCTGGGGCTCTGGCCCGCGTTGGAATCACGATGAGTGATGCGGAAAAGGAAGCAATCAAGAATGGGGACGCTAATGAAAGAGCCGCTATGATTGCCCAGGTTCTGAAGAACAATGTGGGCGGAGTCAACAAGGCCATGGCTGCAACTGCTACTGGTAAACAGACCCAGGCTATGAATGCCTATGGGGATATGCTGGAAGAAATCGGCAAGAAAATCATTCCTATCAAATCTGCACTGTGGCAGGCTTTTGGCAGTATCATCCCAGTTTTACAGGCAGGATTAATGCCTATATTGGATGATATTGGGAAGGGCTTTCAAGCTGTGCTTCCAGATATTCAAAAGTTTGCTAAAGAGTTTGCGCAAAATCTTCCTAAGTATTTGGAAATGGGTAGACAAGGACTTCACAAGGTTGTGGAAACTGCTAAGTCCCTGTGGAAAGCCCTTAAACTGCTGTCCCCAGTAATCGTGGGCGTAGTTGCTGGGTTTACGGCCTTTAACATTATGACTGCAGTAGCTAGTGGGCTTAAAGCCTTAACTACGGCTATTGGGCTCTGCCGGCATGCCACATTGCTTTTCAATCTAGTACTTAAAATGAACCCGTTGTTCTTAGTCGCAGCTGCTATTGCAATCGTTATTGTGATTCTAGTGGCACTCTACCAGCATTGGGATCAGATTAAGAAGATTGTAGGAGAAGTTTGGGAATCAGTTAAATCGGCATGTTCTAAAATGTATGATGCAGTAGTAGATTTTGTCGATTCGGGAATTAATGCATTCAATAATTTTATTCAGTGGCTTCATGATACGTTCGTCAATGGCTGGAACGATGCTATGCAAAAACTGAGTGATTTTGCTACGGGGATTTGGGATACTGTGAGTGGCGCAGCTCATAGAGCCCTGGACTGGATTGTTGACAAAGTAGATTCAATCCGTAATGCTTTTAGCTCTATCCATTTTCCATCTGTTGTAGATGATGGATTGGCAGGGCATGCATTAGGGACTTCTTATTTCAGTGGAGGTTTCACCAGGGTAAACGAGCATGGCGGTGAAGTCATGAAGCTTCCTAATGGAACGCAGATCATTCCTCATGATGTATCTGTAAAAGCCGCAGGTAGACATTCCCCCGTTACAGTCAATCTTACTATTCAAGGAAATGTCCTTGGCAATCAAGAGTTCTGCAATGAAATCGGAAACATGATCTTTAACCAGGTTCAGACTGCTATAGAAAACATGTAAGGAGGGATGGAAATGAGTGTCAGCCTATTAAAAGCGATTGTTTTGGTTCTTCCTTTGTTTATCCCAGATAACAGAGCAAGCATTGTCTTAAGCAATGACTATGATTCTATTTTTCTTCCTGTTGTTCCAGGCTCCTTGCCTGCTATTGAAAACCCTCAGAACAATGAAACATTTTCCAGTGTTTTAGGGGATCTCAATATTATCGGGACAATGGGACTGAGACAGATTTCATGGGATGGGTTATTACCAAACACAGCAGGTAAGTACAGCTGGTGCTTAAATTCTACTGTTGATGCAACAACGGCTATTAATTTTATCAGAAAAGCACAGCTTTCGTATAAACCGATCAGAGTGGCTATTACCTATGCCAACGGATCGGAATATTTGAATATGCTGGCTACAATTGATAAATTCACTTATTATGCGGACAATGTCCATGATTTTCATTACTCTATTGGGTTAAAGGAGTACCGGAAGATTACAACGGAAGGAAGCCTTACTTCATGATTACGTTAACGGCGTATCTGCCTGATGGGACAACAAAAGATCTTACTGCCAACACAGGCAATTATTCACTGAGTGATCATATTGACCAACTGAGCGCTGAGCTCAAATTTGACCTTACTGCAAACCCATTGGATGCTGACTTCAAAGATCTATGGGTTCCTGTAGGGACAAAGATTTCTTTTACGCATGATAAGGTAAACTTGTTTCAAGGAATTATTACCAAATATGACCGGAACAGTTTGGCAAACTTCGCCTATACTGCTAATGACTATGCTTATTACTTAAACAAATCCGAAATCATCATTCAGTTTAACAATGTTACCACGACGCAGGCTATTGAACAGCTTTGCAGTGAAAATGGCATTGCGATTGGATCAATTTGTGATATTCCGACGATCGTGAACAAAATCTATAATGGATCCAAAATTTCTGATGTGATTAAAGATTTGCTGAAGATGGCTGAAGCAGATCAAAAAGTCCATTATTATATGGAGATGCGAGAAGGAAAGCTTTGGATCCTAAAATACAGCGATCTTTATATTCAACCAACAGATACCTTGGTGAAAAATATCATTAGTGAGTTTTCCAGTTCCTATAGCATGGAGGATATGACCAATAAAGTGGTGGTGATCTCCAGCAAGGAAAAGAATACTCAGATCCAAGCGACTGCTGAGGATACGGACAGCCAACAGATTTATGGCACGGTCCAAAAGGTAGAAAAGGTGGATGATAAGAAGGTATCCCAGGCCCAGAGCATTGCAGATGGGATTTTGAGCGATAAGGGAAAAATAAAGAAAAGCTTCTCTGTTACGGAATTGGGAGATGATACGGTTAGGGCGGGGCGGCTTCTCAAGTTCAATTATCCTGAAATTAATTTAGAAGGAGTGTTCCTTGTTAAAGCTTCTACCCATAACTATTCAGGATTGAAACACACAATGCGCTTAGAATTGGAGGTGTAACATGGAAAGCTGGGCCGTCAGCTTTGCTAAGAATTTCAAAGAAAGAGACAACCCCAAGCCTATTGGGCCTTGTATTGGAAAAGTTGAATCGCTAAGCCCTGTATGCATTAGTATCCAGAGTGGCCAGCATATGCTGCGGGCAAACCAGATTTATGTGTGTAACCAACTTCTGGAGCGCAAAAGCAGCTATAACGATTTTACTTCTAAAGGGTCAGGCCAATTCCCGTGCAATGAAGGAAAAATCGCCAACGGGAACTATGACTGCTCTGGATCTGGCAATATTCACTTAAATGCTGTTTGGAAAGTTGGGGACTTCGTAATGGTTGTCCCAGACGAATCCGGGCAGCATTTCTTCATTGTAGATATATTAAAGGGGGTGAGCTGATGTTCCCGGCAGATGTGGATTTTTCAACTGCTGCTGAAGATGGGGCGGCAAAGCCAATAATTGATTTGACCAAACTCGGCAAATCGCTGGCTTTTGACTATAAAACGGATCGTTTTGTCCTGGTGGATGGGAAAAATAAGATTCCGACCAAAATCGATAGTATCAAACAGTGGATTGAATTGTATTTGAGAACAGCAGTAAACAAATACCTAATCTACTCCAGCGATTTTGGAGTGAATTTTTCCGATTTGGTTGGATATAGGCTTCCTCGTTCTTACCAAGTTAGTGAAATTATCAGGCGGGTAAATTCAGGGATCCTGAACAAGTGCCCCTGTGTGAGTGAAGTGAAAAACTGGTCTTTCGATGGCGCCAAGGGTTTTAGCTTTACTGTAGTTACCAATACAGGAGAGGAGGTAAAGATTAGTGAGTGATGTTGATTCCATGCATCAGGAACTGCTTAAACAGATCTCTGATGACTACCAAAAAACTGAAGGATTCCCTACTTATGATATTCTGAGGGCCTTGGCTTTTTGTTTATTGAAGATCCAGGAATATGCGGAAGAAGTTGATAGGAAACAAGATGTAGATAATCTTACAGGAACAGACTTGGAAAGATTTATCTCTCAGAGAAAAGGCGTATCCAGGAAGAAAGCGACTTATGCGACTGCCGTACTTACGGTGAAAACTGGCAGCGGAACTATCACAAAGGGAGATTTGTTCTCTACTTCTGGTGGAGTAAGGTTTGCAGCTGATTCAACTGTTGAAGTTGCAGAAGGAGATTCTTTCAATGTAACAGCGGTTGCTCCGGGCGCTAATGGCAATGTTGCGGGCAACACAATTACGGAAATGCCAGTTACTATTGCTGGTATCAGTGCTGTCTATAATGCAGAAGGATCTAAAGACGGATATGACGCAGAGGATGATGATTCTCTAAGAGAACGGTACTATACAGCTTTGAGAGAACCAGCAACTTCCGGGAATGTATATCATTATCGGCAGTGGGCTCTTGAAGTTTCCGGCGTAGGAGGAGCCCAGGTCTTTCCTTTGTGGAATGGAGACAATACGGTGCAAGTTGTCATCATTGATTCTGCTGGCCTTGTTCCAAGCGCTGATTTAGTGAAAGAAGTTCAAACCTATATTGACCCGGATAGTTCTGGTAAAGGGACGGGGCAGGCTCCGGTTGGCGCATATTGCACAGTGATAGCAGCTACTGCTTTAAGCATTGCCGTGTCTGCGACTTTGACTATCAGAACTAATACAACCCTTGAAGTGGTGAAAGGCCTGGTTGAAAGTGGCTTGAAGGCATATCTGAAATCTGTTGCTTTTAAATCCAAAACCATTTCCGTTGGCAAGATTGGCGATATTATTTTGAATACCGATGGGGTTGAGGATTATGATGCACTGACTATCAATGGAGCCACAACCAAAATCACAGTACCAGATAAGTATGTTGGAGTTCTTGGAGAGGTGACTCTCAGTGAAGAATAAAGAATATATCATTTCTGCATTGCACAAGCTGTATAGGCGTGATCCCTGGATAAACGAGCTCTTTAATGCGGCTGGCGTTAATATGGATAAGCTCTCAGAGTATCTTGACGAAATTTATGGGAACAATTACTTTGACACGGCTACAGAAAACAAACTGAGACGGTTTGAGGCAGAAGCAGATATTGTTTATCCGAAAGGCAGCACGATTCTCAACCGAAGAAGTGCATTGCGGGCAAAATGGGTAGGCTCTGGAAAAGCAACTTTGGCGCTGCTGCAGTCTGTTGCTGATAGCTGGGGAAATGGCCTCGTAACACTCTCTTTTGAAAAAGGAAAAATCCATGTTACTTTCAATTCCCCAGTAGGAGTACCTGATGATTTAGATGGTCTGGAGAATGCATTGGGGACTGTCAAACCGGCTCATTTGGCAATCTACTATACTTTTTTGTACTACACATGGCAAAGGTATAAAGATGGCTTTACATGGCAGCAAGTCAATGAAATGACGTGGAATGGAGTAAGGAACAAGGAGGATTTATCTCATGGCTGATTTTACTGGAATTGCTCAGACGGACAACTTAAAACTTTATAAACCTGGATATTCCAATGTGGCTGATATTGAAGTGCTTAACGCTAACGCGGATGCACTGGATGCGGCCTATAAAGCATACAAGGATACTGCAGTAGATTTTATTGGAGCAAGTAGCTCTAAGCCTGGGGTAAGAGGATATGTACCCGCTCCTGCTGCTGGAGATCAGAACAAACTGCTGGCTGGCGATGGGACATGGAAGACACCGTTTACAGAATCTGATATTGCAAAAATTGCACATCCGGTAGGCTCTGTACTGGCTTTTGCTGATGGAACGGATCCTAATACTAAGTGGTCAGGGATGACCTGGGTACAATTCGCGCAAGGACGTACTCTTGTGGGGGCAGGGACATATTCTGAAAATGGAACTGATTACACTTACACTAACGGTGATACTGGTGGTGAAGCAAAGCATAAAATCACCTTAGCAGAAAGCCCTGGACATACCCATACTGGCACCACAAGTTCAGCTGGAGCACATAGCCATACTGGGACTACTGGTTCTGCCGGCGGGCATAACCATACTGCGTATGGGACGCAGATTGGATATTCTGGTGGGAATGGCTGGTCAAGACATGCAGGTAATCAGTATTCTTACGGCAATAGCACGACTAGTTGGAGTGGGGACCATACTCATACTTTTACCACGAATTGGAATGGGGCCCATACGCATACTATGACCACTAGCAGCACAGGCGGAAATGGTTATCATGAAAACCGGCAGCCCTATGTTGTCGTGACCTACTGGAAACGAACAGCCTAAAGGAGGTGTAGAATGGATTTCCAATTTATTTTGGCAGGGCTTTCCCCCCTGTTATCTGGAATCTTGCTGTACGAATATAAAAAGCAGAGTGCAAAGAATAAGATTGAGGATCAAATGAGGGAACAGCAGCATGCTGCTTTAGTAGGTGGTGTGGAAGCCTTACTACGGGACCGGCTGTTACATGGAATGGAAGAAGGCCTTGCAAATGGGTATGCTCCCATCAGCAAGGCGGAATCTCTCAACAGCATGTACCTTGCCTACCATAATTTAGGAGGAAATGGGGTTGTTACAGAAACATACAAGAGATTTATGGCGCTTCCGCATGTGCCTCCGGACCATCAGTAGGAGGTGAGTCCATTGTTCCAGTTTGAAAAAATAGACTTAGAAAATATCTTGGTCATTATCGCTCTTTCGGTGAGCCTGGTAATGGCTATTTTTTATGGCCTGGATAACCTGGCAATGAGCATCGTGACCGGGCTCCTGGGGTATATTGGCGGAACGGTTAAGAGCACAGCACCGAAAGGAGGTGATAAAGATGGCAAAAGTAATTGATGTAAGCTACTGGCAGAAAGGACTGGACTATGATGCAGTTGTTGACGCTGGTATTAAGGGTGTGATCATCAAGATTTCTGAAGGCGAAGAACCGGAAGATACCTGGTGGGGGCATGCATCTGCGGCCAAAAAGCATGGTCTGAAATGGGGCGTGTATTGTTTCTCCCATGCATCTACTCCCGAAGAAGCTGCCGCTGAGGCAAATGAAGTCCTTTATCTGCTTGGCAGAGAGATCCCTCCGATGGGAGTGTGGTTTGACTTCGAAGCAAAGACATGTTTGCAGTGTGAAGATCCGACTGCAGTATGCAGCGCTTTCTTAAATACGATTACTGCTAAAGGAATCCCTTGCGGCATCTATGCAAGTCTCTCTACATTAGAGGATGTTATTGATGTAAGGGCACTGGGTGACTATGTTCCCTATTGGGTAGCACAGTACAACAAACGATGTGAGTTTAAGGATGACTACCCGGATAATGTGTTGGCTGGGTGGCAGTACAGCGACAGTGGCTGTATCGGTTCTACAAATGTTGATATGAATGAGTGGTATCTGGATTTAAATTAGGAGGAAAAGATTATGAGCAAATGGACTGAATTTAGAGATCAGATTGAAGATGCGTTGAACCTGGATGATGTGACTGAGGATATGAAACAAAAGTTTGGTGACTGGTGTTTGACTATTGCTTTCCCTTTGGCTGAAAAAGTCGGGGAAAAGTTTGTAGCCAAAACTAAGGCTGATGCTGCTAATGAAAGCGGCTGGAATGCTATTAGAGATTCCGTTCTGTTCCCTGCCTTGGTATCTGGCGGCCTGTGGCTGATTAAGTACCTGCTGGTGAAAACGGGTGCTACTGAAGCACAGAAAACTGGTAATAATGTTTAATGAAAAGAACTAAAAACTACAAGAAAATGTAACCATCTACCCCATCAGGCGCAAAATGCTTGATGGGGTATTTTCTTTATCCAATTTTTTTGAATAATTCTTGTCATATTCTGTGGAAAAAGTGTAAAATAACATTGAACAGTTTTTGTAATAAGGAGGCTAAAAACTATGAATAAGATTTATAAGGTTGTTTGGAGCAAGGTACGAAACTGCTATGTAGTCGTTTCAGAGCTGGCAAAGCGGAATATGCGGAATACCCGCAGCATTGTTACTTGCGGCAAAAACAAGGAGATTGTAGCTCTTTGCACGGCTCTTTTGTGTAGCTTCGGTGGTGTGGCTTGGGCTGCGGATACTACTCCTGGTGCTGGCAATGGTGTGGCTATTGGCACTGGCAGTAATGCGCCAAAAACAGAAAATGTGGCTATTGGTAAAGGTGCTGGTATTTCTTACTCTAATGGGGCAAGCAATGCGACTGGTGATATCGTGGTCGGCAATGGAGCCAATATTAATAACTATGCCAGCCAGGGCGGCAGTGTTGCTATTGGTAAAAATGCAAAGGTTGAAAATATGGCTGGCGGCGGAGAAGCCAGCTTCGCTTTCGGACAGACTACTTTTAGCGGTAGCTGGTTTTCGTCAGCAAGAATACCTGCTGACCCGACAAAAGTGGTGGGCAGTGTTGCCATTGGCGATAACACCTTTGCTCGCACCGGCAGCACGATGATTGGTTCTCATAATTACAAAGGAGCTTTAGGCGATACTACTGTAGACAGTGCTTCTACCAGGACAAGTGCACTAAATGTTTATGCTACTACCATTGGTGCCAATAGCTTTAGTAATGGGGCATTCACAACGAGTACTGGTGTATATAATATCATTTCCAGCGATTATAATGGAGGCCGTTTGGCAAACCCGGTAAAGAATTTAGGGGCCACGATTAATGGTTCTCTGAACAGCATCGAGGGAATGAGCGGGAATTATTATTCTGGAATAGCTAACACGGTTAGTGGGGTAGCGAATCGCACTTTCAATTCGAATGGATCACTGATTTATGGCGCTGGAAATGAAATTACAAATTCAGTAGTTTCCCTATATGATGCGCCAACGGATAGCGGCAATTCTGCAAAAGCATTTGCAGAGACCTTGAGGGGCGTTATTAGAAATAATAATGGCGGTGGTTCCACCATGGCTATCGGCGGCGGGAATAAAGCCGACTATACGCAGAAAACATCTATTATCGGTGTTAATAATACGATTACGGGTACCTCTGCCAAAGTCGCCAATCTGAATTCTGTATCTGGATTTAAAAACACCGTAACTAATGCGTCCAATAACATCATCATGGGAAACGATCATACTGTGACAGCAGATAACACGGTTGCTATTGGTGGTCTTTCTTCAGCAGATACTCGTTCTGTAGCGAATACAACTTCTGTCGGATATGACTCCAAGGTGTCTGTTGAGGATGGTGTGGCCCTTGGATATAAGTCTAATTCTACAGTAGATAAAGGGCTGGTCGGGTATGACATAACGGGCGCAGATCACAGCGGCGATACAACTGGTACGTGGAAGTCTACGGCAGCAGCTGTTTCTGTAGGAGATGCATCCACAGGATTGACTCGTCAGATTACCAATGTGGCTGCAGGTACGAAAGATACTGATGCAGTGAATGTGGCGCAGCTGAAAGCTTTGGATACGAAAGTAGCAAATGGCACTGTTCATTACTATTCTGCCAAGAGCAGCAAACACGGTGCCGGATCGAACTATGACAATGACGGTGCCACCGCGGACGACAGCATGGTCATCGGGGTTTCCTCTTCTTCCGACGGTGTGAACAGCACGGTACTTGGCAATAACAACACACTGACCGGAGAGAAAAACGGTAAGAATAACAGTATCGTTGTTGGGCAGGGACTAACGGTAGCCGGGACTCACAATGCGGTATTCGGTACAGATTATGAAAACTATGACCACAAAGCGACCATGGTTTACGGCGAAGCGAATACCGTTCTTGGAGTGGGCAACTTGGTGGGCTATACGGCAAAAAAAGACCCTTCCGATCCGACGAAATGGATATATACAAAAAACAGCAGTGGAAGTGACCAGAATGTAGTGGTAGGCCTGACAAATACCGCCAACGGCGGGAGTGTAGTAGTGGGGACAAGTTCTGTATCCGATAGTTTGGGAACTTCTATTGGTCACGGGAATACTATTATAGGCATGGACGACCAAGGCGGGCAGCGAGGCGTAGCAGTTGGTAATGATCTGACGGTAAAAGGCGAAGAAGCGGTAGCTATCGGTACGAAAGCCGAGGCGAATGCAGATTGGACAATCGCTATGGGATCAAAGGCTCAGACTGAAAAGGATATGGATATGGCTATAGGTTACGGCGCGAAGGCTTCCGGCGGTTGGTCGATGGCTATGGGCGTAGCTAGTATTGCGGAGGGATCGACATCTACCGCATTAGGTTACATGGCCAAGGCAACTGTAGATGAAGGTGTGGCTTTGGGTTCGTACAGTGTGGCAAACACGGAAGCGGAAAAAGCTGGCTATGATCCCTCTACAAAGTCGGGTTCCACGAACACCACCTCTACTTGGAAATCTACGGCAGCTGCTGTTTCTGTAGGCAATACTGCAAGCGGCATCACGCGCCAAATTACTGGCGTAGCAGCCGGCACCAGTGATACAGATGCTGTTAACGTAGCTCAGCTAAAGAAAGCTGTTGCAGGGGCAGCAGATGGCAACGATACGCTAGTAAGCGGTACTGACGGGCTGAGCCTTTCAGGGAACACTCTTTCCATGACAGTGAAGGATACTGCAGGCAACGAAGTAAAGGGTTCCGTGGATCTGTCCTCTATTGCTGGGAGCGCGGATACAAGGAATACTGTTACTGCAGGAGAAAACGTCAAAATTGACGAAACACCAAATGCTGATGGGAGCTCTACTTATAAAATTAACGTAAAAGCTGATGGCAAAGTAGAGAGTGGTAATACAAGTATTGTAACAGGCGGAACTGTTTATAATGAAACACACCCAACGACTAACGGAACGTATATCAGTAAAGACAAATCTGCGGGCGAAAATTTAACAGCTCTGGATAATCAGGTTAAGACAAATGCTGATAGTATTTCTCGTATGGGAAATTCTATTGACAAACTGGGTAATCGTATTAACCGAGTGGGCGCAGGTGCAGCAGCTTTGGCAGCTCTGCATCCTCAGGACTTTGATCCAGATGATAAATGGGACTTTGCTGCTGGCTATGGTAATTATAAGAGTGCTCATGCAGTTGCCGTTGGGGCATTCTATCGTCCGACCGAAGATACTATGCTGAGTGTTGGCGGCAGCTTTGGGGGGCGGCGAAAATATGATCAATGCTGGAGTGACCTTCAAACTTGGCCAGCATAA